CAGCTCCACAGCTACATGACCGAGTTGACCGCCACGGTGGAAAACCTGACCCGGATTCTCGGTGGTGCTCAGACGGTTGCCTTCGACGTGGAGCAATCCACCAGCATCAAACCGGCAAAAACTACTGCCCCAGTGCAAGAGTCTCAACCTAAGACTCGTGTGTATAAAGCTCGGAAGCAACGCAAAACTTCCTTGTCGGCGCGGCAAGTCGCCGAAATTAAACGGTTGCTGTCCACTGGCACGTCTGCGACTTCGATTTCGCGCCAGTACAAGGTGCACTACACCACTGTCTACGCGATTAAGTCGGGTAGGAGCTGGAAGAACGTCCAACCTGCCGGTGCCAAGCCTCTGGAGATTGTGGAGATTCGTAAGTGATTCTCTGTGATTCAGAGATCCGGGCCCTCTGTGAGGGGGGCCTTGTCGATCCTTACGATCCAGCCCTAGTCAATCCAGCCAGCCTGGATGTACGCCTGGGACTTGAGTTGATGGTTGAGGTGGAGGAGTACCCGACACTGATTCCAATCGACATAGCCGGGCACACGTCAGAGAATCCGTTCTACCTGCGTCCCGGGGAGTTTGTACTGGGGTGCACCATCGAAACGTTTTATCTGCCGGTGGATGTGGCGGGCCAGTTTGCCCTTAAAAGCACGCGGGCACGTCAAGGACTCGAGCATCTGATGGCTGGTTACTGCGATCCAGGTTGGTCTGGGTCGAAGCTGACTCTGGAACTGCAGAATGCCCGCAGTTTGCATCCGGTTGCTCTGTGGCCGGGGATGCGGATTGGGCAGCTTGTGTTCCATCGCATGTCGGCTATTCCCTCGCGGGATTACTCCGTGACTGGGCACTACAACAATGACGTTTCTGTGCAGGCTGCCAAGTATGTCTGATTCGGTCAATCATCCTTCTCACTACGCATCCAGTCGTAAGTACGAAGTGATCGACGTCATCGAAGACTCTGTGCAGTTTGCGCCAGATGCCATCAGCGGTGGACTCCAGTGGCAGGTACTCAAGTACGTGCATCGCTGCTGGGGCAAACACAACACCGTTGAGGATTTGTCCAAGGCTCGCTGGTACTTGAACCGTCTTATCACCCATCTTGAAACTACCGATGGACAACTTTAAGTTTGAGTTGATACGGGCTAATGCAGCCCAAGAAATTATGTACTGCATGAACGCCAAGTTCCAAGCCCTTACTGCTGGGGATCTTGTAGCGGCCTTTGTTGATTTTGCTTCCGGGTGCGGCTACCAGAAAGAAAGTTTAATCGAGGCTTTCGAGGTGCTTGCCGAAGAAGACTTGTTGTACACAATTAAAGAGCACCCGCTACAAGAGGACTGATGAAGTGTCCGAAGTGTAAAAGTACCAGCACTCGTGTGACGTGTACCAAGCACCAGGGCAACGAAACTAAAAGGTATTGTCGTTGTCTGGACTGCGAAAAACGTTACATTACGATTGAGACGTACTTAGTTCCGGTGCGGGAGATGCACCCCAGGCAGATTAAGTGTGGGGAGGACAGCCACTTTGCCGTTTTGACAGAACAAAACGTGCGCGATATACGTCAGCTCGCGCAAGAGTACACATACAAAGTTATAGCCAAGCGGTATGGTATTCATCCGCAAACTGTCTACCGCATCGTCAAAGCGAAGCGGTGGGCACACCTAAAAGACACACCAGCTCTCTAGTTATGCCGTCACAACCAACAGTCTTAAATCCATCGGTTAGACCCAGAAAAGCACGTAACCGGACACTCAACATTCGGGTTACAGACGAAGAGATCAAACTGGCGCAGCAACTAGGTAATGGCAACGCCTCGCATGGGTATCGGTTGGCTGTCCGTTACATGGCGGAGCGGTCGATTCGGGGGATCCCCCTTAGTACCATGCTGCGGGCAGCCGCCGAGATGGCAGCCGAACTGGAACAGTATCCCAGGCGTGGGGCACCACGTACCACGCGATGAACTCACCTAGGAATACTTGTCCGACTTGCGGTTGCACCAATGTTGTGGTGCTCGACACGCGGCTACCGCAAGGTGAAACCCGGTGGTGGCGACTTAAGTGCCGTTCCTGTCTAGATCACTGGCGTGTGCAGGATGATCGGGTGTTGCCGGATCCGACTCCACGCGATAGGCGCGTCCATGCCTCCGAGCTATGCAGATACTGCATACACGAGTGCAAGGGGTTTTGCTCGCTGGGGTTTCCAGAGGCGGGGGATCCGACTTTTGTTTCATTCTGTGTTGCCCGGACGTTACGGGAGCCTGTTCCTGTACTACACTAACGGAGTTGTCGCCCACACCAGGCCATGAACGATTTTGCCGTTCTCTCGACGCTTGTCACTGACTTCCGAAAACAGCTGAACGCCTTGCTAGTACGCGAGGCAACCAGGCACATGATGGACACGCACCTTGACTTCCGCACGCTTGAGGCGCTTGAGGAGCACCTAATTCCTGCGCTAGATGCAGTGGAAGAGGCGCTCGACTGGGAGCCTACCGATGCCGATCTCGCCAACCATTACTCCTGATCTCACCATGAAATTTCTTCAAGGCATCGAACATTTGCATACTCTCAGCAACGCGACCACAGTTGCTGTTGACTGCGAGACGACAGGGCTTCAGCCCACTTTCGGGGGGTTGCGGCTGCTCCAGTTGGCAGCCCTGGATCGGACTCCGGTGGTGATTGACTGTTGGGATCTGGATGACAACGACTGGATTGAGCTGGAGGAGTTCTTCAGCCGCAAGCGGTACTGGGTAGCCCACAACGCTGTGTTTGACCTGGGTTGGCTGCAGGAGCACGAGTTGTATCCCGAGGGGGACGTGCTCTGCACCATGCTGGCCAGCCGCATCCTGACGAACGGGCTGCCCTACGTGAAGCACGGTCTGCAGCATGTGGTTAGTCGCTACCTAAAGCAGGAAATATCCAAGGAAGAGCAGCGCAGCGACTGGAGTGGCGATCTGACTCCAGAGCAGTTGGCCTATGCGGCGATGGACGTGCAGGTGCTGGTGGACCTGGATGGGCCCATCAATGCTCGGATGGCGGAGGCGAATCTTCACCGGGCGTGGTTTCTGGAGTGCAAGGCGCTTCCTTCGATGGCGCAGCTTTGGCGAACCGGCCTGCCGTTTGATCGCACGTCACTAGAAACGCTGCACGAGGATCTGGCAAAGGACCACGAGCGCCTCGGCGCGGAGTTTCTGCTGGCACTTGACGAGGCCTTGCCTGAGGGTTCCAAGCTACCCCGGGATCCCGACGGCAGCATCAACACCAGGGCTAAGGCCACCGGCACCATTCGGGCAGGTAACAAGCAGGAAGCCGGGTTCAATCTCAACAGTCCCAAGCAATTGCTAAGTGTGTTCACCACGCTGCTGGGTGAGCAGCCTGTAGATGCGAATGGCAAGGCAAGTGCCAGTAGGCAGGCGCTGCGGGAGTACATCGGAGACCACAAAGTCGTAGCGGACTATCTCGCCTGGAAGCGGGTGGAGAAACGGCGGCAAATGGTTGAGGCATTGATTAAACACATGCACGATGACGGGTTTATTCGTGCCAGTTATATGCAACTTGGGGCGGATACGGGGCGCATGTCCTGTATATCGCCCAACCTGCAGCAAGTTCCAAGAGATTCAAGGTTTAGGGAGTGTGTCAAGGCTCCCAGCGGGTGGAAACTGGTAGTGGCGGACTACGCCCAGATGGAGTTGCGCCTTGCGGCTGCGGAAGCAGAGGATTCTCTGATGATCCGCGCATTCCAGGATGGCCTGGACTTACACACTGTTACTGCAATGCAGATTTATGGCGTCCCAGAGAATGAAGTTACAAAGGAACAAAGGCAAATTGCAAAATCTGCGAACTTCGGTCTGTTGTATGGATCGGGAGCCAGAGGATTACGCAACTATGCAGCAGGCCTGGGGATACAAATGGATCTTGCTGAAGCTGCAGAAATCCGCGAAAAGTTCCACGCAGCGTATAACGGAATCAGCCGGTGGCAACGCAAAAATGCTCAGGCAGCTGATGCTGCTCCATGCAATGCCGCTATCCGCATTCGCAAGTCCGGGTTGCGGCGGTTTCTTCCGGGAGATCACAACAAGCTGACTACCCGCTGCAACACACCGATCCAGGGAGCTGGTGCCGCTGTACTTAAGCGGACCCTAGGGATGTTGTGGCCTTTGCTTAAGGCGGACGGCGAAGAAGTTGTACGACTTGCCGGCGTGGTACACGACGAGGTGGTGCTTCTGGTAAGAGAAGAACACGCCGAAACGTGGGCAGCTCAACTTGCTGCGGTGATGCAGGACGCGGAGGCAGTATGGCTTGGAGATGTTCCAGCCTTGGCTGAGGCGCATGTTGGTGATTCGTGGCTGGAGGCCAAATGATTAACCGAGGGATACGGCGTTTTGCCGTAACAATGCGGTCACGCGGAAGGCTGATCTACAACGTGGAGGTCGAAGCGGAGGACGCTTTTCTGGCGCACAGGCAGGCGATGGCGATGTTTCCAGACAGAACCGTCGTCAAGATTGCACTGGTGCCAGAGTGTGAGGATGCCGAAGACTGGTAGGGAGATCATTCTGGAGCGGCTGTATGCTGCGGTCCGCCGGGCTACTACGGCGGATTTGCAGCGTGCGGCCATGTTTCTCGAATGGGCCTACGACATCAGGCGGGGCTGCAGCAAACAGCGATCCGGCGCACGGAAGGCGCAGTCCCAGGCGTGGGAAAAGAAGGTGGACAGTCCTGCTCGCTGGTGAGCCGCTGTGTTTTCTGCTACTGTGTAGCAGAGTAGACCGTCAGTTGGATGCCTCTTCGTCACGGACAAAAGTTTTACTGCCAGTTGCTGCTCGACAGGCATCGGTACGGGCTGCTGGAGCAGTTGGCTACGCAAGAGGGCAAACGTCCCACGGCATTGATGCGGGAAATGGTTTATGCGGCTCTGGAAAAAGCGTTTCCAGTGTCTGACTACAAGGCGGCGGCAGCAGCAGATCAAGC